GCGCGCTCGAGCTCGACACTACGACCCAGAGCTGCGCCTGGTTCTGCGCGCCATAGAGCCGCGGCACCGGCTCGAAGATGACCGGCGCATTCACGTTGCCGGCGCCCTGCGAGGTGTTGGGGAGGTTCTGCGCCGGCGCGGTAGTCGTCAACGCAGACGGCGCGCACATGCCATAGATGAATGGCTCGGCATCGCAGGACTGCGAGCCATCGTCCTGCTCGGCCATGCTGGTGATGCGCACCGGAAGCTGCACGATGCCGGCCAGACGGTCGGTGATGGTGATGAGGCTCATCGGAGCGAGCAGCGACCACTTCGAGTTGATGGTGAAGCTGTAGACATCGCCGCCGTACTGATTCCGGCGCACCTGGATGGCGAGCAGCTGGCGCGCGATCGAGGCGTCCTGCACGGCATTGTTGACGATGGGATCGGCTTTGCGCATGCCATAGAGCGCGATCGACGCGGCGTCCGGCTGGGACACCACCACCTGGTTGTAGTTGGCCGAGCGGCTGACGCACTGCATCTGCAAGACGTTCGGCATGTTGATGCGCGAGGCGGTCTTTACGCTGACGGGCTTGTTGCTGCCGACGAAGTCGCCGTTATCGGCGTCGAGATTGGCCACCGGACCAACAGCGGTAGGCGCGGTATACGTTGCGCCGTTGCCGGCCGCCGAAACCTCGGAATACGGGAAGCTGTAGAGCTTCGATCCCAGAAAGACAGGCGCCGCGTTGGCGGCCGCATAGAGCGTCTTGAGCCAGTCCGATGCGGCCGCCTGCGAATTCATAGACAGCGAGCCGTACAGGCCATTGGCGCGGCATTGCGCGCGCACCAGGTCAAGCGATGGCAGATCGATAAAGTCACCCAGCGGAGCCGGATAGCTGGGCGCCTGCACGCACTTGAATGCAAGCAGACAAACCGACGTTGGCGAGACGGATGGCGACGGCGAAACATAGGTGCCGGGAGCATGAATAATGCGCTGCTGCAGATCAAATGTCGATGGAGCGTTCTGATAGAAATTGCCGGGCGTCACCGGCTTCCAGGTAGCCATCTCGGTGGCCGCCGGCGCGCCACCGCCGGGGAAAAGATTGATGTTCAGCAGATATCCGGGCAGGTTCTGCTCAACGGTGCTGACCGCCGACGCCGGACTGCCGGACGTCGTCGAGATAGCGTCTACAACGCTGCCGCCAAGGCCGCCGACGCCCGACGACACGGTGTAGGAGACGCGCAGCGCGAGAAAGGTGACGGCACAGGAGTCAGAGAAGATCGCTCCGTCCAGGGAATAGATAAGCTCGAGGTTCAGCGCCCAATTGGCACACAACGTCGCCGCCGTCGCCGGATCCGTCCCGCCCCCGGTAACAATATTCGAGCCTACAATGGTGCCCTCTGGCGAGGGCCCAAGCGTAAGCCCTTCCCCCGCACTGGATTCGAAGGATGCTTGGGTCACCGACGTATGGATGGTGAGCACGGCCTCAATGGCAGTGACGACAGCGCCGGGAGGCAGGGTCGGAAGGATGAAGTCGCTCCACTGCGCTTCCGCGGTGCCGTCATCCCCGATGGTGGGAGGGGGCTCGTTCCCGACGACGTCCAAGTTGGCGGTGGTCTGGGTCACTGACGCGCTTCCCGTACCCGACTGGCTGGAATTCGTCGTCCCGGCGAAAGCCCACGTCGTCCCCGGCTGCGAACCCTGAACCGCTGCTCCCACGCCGAAGATTTCGAGGATGCCCATTCCCGCCGGCGCGCTTTCTGATGGCGTGCCGGCGCCAGAGACGGTCACCGTGTTCTGGCCGCCGACGGCAACGGCATACCACACCTGGTAGCCAAGGCCAGAGGCATAAATGGGAGTCCACACATCGCTCGCGCTCGAGGAGATGGCCAGCGATCCGCTGCCGGTAACGACACAGATCAGGATGTTGCCGGGCGTGTTCGGCATGTCATAGAGCATGGGCGGCAGCGCGACGCTGCTGCTCGAGTCCACTTTCTTCTGGACGGTGCCGGGCAGATCGTAGCTCGAAAGCCCGCGCTCCATCTGCGTGTAGGCGGTGTTGCTGCCGATGGCCGCCTGCGCCACGCCGCTCTTGAATACATCCTCGATCATGTCGGCGAAGTCGGCATCGCCCGTCGGATAGACGCCCCACTTGCCGCGCACCTCGGGCAGCAGCTGCGGAATCGCGCCGCCGGAGCCGAGATCGACCTCGGAGCTGCCCAGGCCGGCAAAGTGCGGATAGATGATCTGCTGCGAGCTGAACGGAGAGCCGGCATCCGCATATTCGCTCCCGCTGCCCAGCTCGCTCTCGAAGGCCAGGTGCAGTTTCTGAATCGGCGGCAGATGGCTCGTCGCGCTGGTGAGCTGCGCGTAGTAGATTTTGAGCGTGCCTGCGGGAAAAGTCTCGGCGTCGATATTCACGGTTGCGCCGTAGCCCGGCTGCCAGCGATAGCAGAAGGGCCAGCAGCGGTAACTCATCGGATCGGTGGGATCGGGCCCGGTCTCGAGCTCGTTCCACAACGGAATCTCGTAGCTGCCGGTGAGCGTCTCCGGACCCTGCGCGCCGTAATCATTCACGGCAAAGCTGTAGCTTGCCTCAAGAGTAACGGCGATGACGTAATAGAAATTGGAATCGCTGACCGCAAACGAGGCGCGGCCGCCGGATGCGGTAAAGCTCTGCGAGGTGAAGTTGAGCGGATAGAGGGCGCCGTTCACCATCATCTGCAGCACGCCCATGATGGGGCTGTGTCCAAGCAGGAAGTCGATGTTCTCGACGTAGGTGGTGATGCCCTTCTTCATCTGCTTGAACTTCTTCGTCGAGCCGCCCTGGCGCAGGTTGGCCGCCCAGATGGCGAGCAGCGGCGACTGCGTCTGGCCAATGATCGTCGGGATGGTTGCGCCGTAGGTCGAGGCCTGCAACATCGATCCCATCGCCGTGGGTTTGATTGCGCCCTGATTTTTACCGCCGATCATTGATTGCTCCCAAACGGATCGAAGATGGCCATCTCGTGAAAACCTGTGAGGTGATGGCTGAGAAGATTCGACTCGGTTACCTGCGGATGAACGGCGTGCATGCCAAGCGGCCATGCGGTCACAATCGCGCCGTGGTTGAAGAACCTGCTGCCGACAGTGCGAAATAACACGATGTTGCCCGGCTGCGCGTCCGGCGTGCCCCGGCAGATGGTTTCTGCCGTCTTGCGCGCGTGGCGCACAAGGCGCAGCAGGTAGCGCTCGCTGCTCGCGTGGCAGAACCAGTCGTGGCTGTAGACACCCAGATCTTCAAGGTCCGCCCTGCGCGCAGCAGCGATCTCAATCAGATATTCGGCCAGCAGCGTGCCGCAGTCGCAGCCCGCGCCCTTGATGCGCGCCTGCAGCACGTAGGGCGTGCCTTTCCAGCTGCGCGCCACCGATACGGCTTCCGGTCTCGTCATACGGCAGTCTGCGGGCTCGGCACGTAGGGGAACCCGAAGTAATTCTCATCGGACTGATTGATGGGCGCAGTCGTCGACACGTAGAACTGGTCCACGCCGGGCGTTGGCGGCCAGGGCAGCGGCGAGTAGATGGAGAAGCTGGAGTGGCTGTTGCCGTTGCCGTCGGTAAATTTTCCGTTGCCGCCGATCGCAGACCACGCGCCGGCCAGCGTCGCGCCCGGACCGCTGATGAATACCATGTAGCCACCGGCGAACTCGTTGCCTCTATAAATCTTGCCCGCGGTCGGCGAGAGAGCGTCGGCGATGATCTGATTCTCGTTCGAGCCGGCGAAGGTCTGAAAGACGGGAATCGAAGGATCTCCGGCCGGCACGGTGGCTGCGCCGGTGGCGGCCAGCGTGTTGGTCACTTCGATGACGGTCGAGGGAACCTTCTGCGTGACGACATCGAGGAAGCTTGAAACGCTGAACTCGATCGCGCCGCGGTCGATCGTCGCATTATCCACGCGGCCGCCAAACCAGTCGGTCGCGCCCAGCGTGTTGGCGTCGCCCGGCGTGGGCATGAAGACTTTCCAGATGCGCACCGGCCAATTGTCGTAGAAATGCAGCCGCGCAAGCTGCAGCGGTGAGGCGCTGCTGGTGCTCACCGTCGCTGTGCTGTTTCCCGGCGACCAGGTGAGGCTGATCTTCTGCACTTCAAGCCCGACCTTCGTCGTGATGCCGTTGCGGCTGACCACGGCCGGATAGAATGTGCCCCACGGACCGTAGAGCACTGGCGCTTCATGATCCGTCAGCCAGATCGACTGCGGGTGCTCGGGATGACCAATGAGGTACAGGTGGCGGATGATGAAGGTGTGATTTGCCGCGAGATAAGCCGCGACGGCTGCCGTTGTGTCCTGCCCGTTGCCGCCGATTACTTTCCTCATGCGAACTCCAGCACTTCCTGCGACAGCCGCGTCGCTGCGACCTCGCAATAACGTTCCTCGCGCTCGATGCCGATCGCGCTCAGACGGAGATCCTTGGCGGCCACCAGCGTCGTGCCCGAGCCCATAAATGGATCGAGAACGAGCTTGCAGTCGTCCGGCGCCTGGCGGATGCACCACTTGATCAGCGCCACCGGCTTCTGCGTTGGGTGATAGCGGTCGCGCTCGGCCGCCATCATGCCCGCGCCACACTGCCGGAACATCTTGAGTGCGACGCCTGGCAGACTAGTCCACGCCAGCTCAGCGTCGGAGTAGGACGGCATGGACTGCTGCTTGTCCCACACGAGCCACTTCTTGCCCATCGGCAGCACGTCGGCGAAGTACTGCCCGCCCCAGATGATGGCGACCTCGCCGGCGGCCGCCACCTGGCGCAGCAGATCCTCTGCCGGCCGCTCGTCGTCCCATTCGCCCTCGTAGCGCCGCGGCCGACGCTTCATCTTGCCGAAGCCGCCATAGCCACCGCCGCCTACGCCCTTGGCCATGCCGATGCCATACGGCGGATCAGTAAGCACTAGGTCCGCGCGCGGCAGCGCCGGCAGGATCTCCCTCGAGTCGCCGTGATAGATGGTGATCCCGGCGTGCTGGTAATACGACTGCAACCTAGAACGCCTCGCGCAGGATCTCGGCGAAGTTCAGCGTCTCCTGCGCCAGCCGCTCGGCAGCCATCGCGCAGTACTTTTCCTCGCGCTCGATGCCGATCGCGTGCAGGCCGAGATCCTTGGCGGCGACCAGCGTCGTGCCCGAGCCCATGAACGGATCCACCATCGTCTTCGGCAGGCCCATCTGCGAGATGCACCACTTCATCACCGGCAGTGCTTTTTGTGTGGGATGGTACTTGGCCTCGAGGCGCGCCTCGGCGCGCGAGTAGGTGATCACACGCGCGGCCTTCTGCCGGCTGGTCCAGCAGAGCTCACAGTCGGCCAGCGTAAAGTCGCGCTGCCCCTTGTCCCACACCAGCCAGCCCATCGTCGGCGGCAGCAGATCGGCGAAATAGTTGCCGCCCCAGATGGCCTGCGCCGGCGCCGCGGCCAGGATGAGCTCGAAGACTTCCTTCGACGGACGCTCCCGATCCCACGACGTGTCGCCGTAATCCTTCCAGCCGTTTAAGACGCCGCGAGGCCCGGTTGGCCTCGTCTCGTCGGCGCGGATGCCATACGGCGGATCTGTGATGACCGCGTCCACTTTGGGCAGCAGCGGCAGGATCTCGCGGCAGTCGCCGTGATAAATGGTGATGCCTGCGTGGTCGTAATAAGGCTTCATAGCGGATTCGGCCTTCTCTGCATCAGCTTCACGTAGCCGCTGCCGTTCTTCGACTCGCTGCCGCCGACGGTCCAGAACTGATTGACAAACTTTTCCATGTCGCGCGAGTCCGTTTCGAAGCGCGCGCGGAAGTAGAAGTTGAACTGCGCGGTGATGGGCGTGGCCGGCTGCGATGTCCATTGCAGATAGAGGCCCATGAACGACGCGCCCGGGACGGCCAGGCCTGGACCTCCGACTGTGTAGTTCGTCGTCGGCGTTTGCAGCACGCCATTGGCATACGCGGCCAGCGCCGAGCCGCCCGCGGCGGTGTTGGTGTTGAGATCGGTGATGTCCTCGTAAAAGAGGCCTCCGAAGGTGCGCTGCAGCGGCGAATAGTAATTTCCGTTGCCGTCGGTGACGAGCTGCAACTGCGCCAGCGGCGTGTTGGGCGAGCCGTTCACCATCGCCGGCCCGACATAGTTGTCGTCCGGATCGAGGAAGAGAAACTCGCCCGCCTGGCCCTGCTGGTAGAGGAAGAAATCGAGCAACGTGCGCAGCTCGGTGACCGTGAAGCCCGGCGTCAGAAAGTCGCGCACGAAGTCGTAGATGAGCTGCCAGCTCCAGATCGGGTTCACGGTCTGCGGCAGCGCCACCTCGTACTTGTTGGCCGCGGTCTGCAGCAGCGTGTCGAAGTCGGCCGCCTTGAGCACCGGATAGGTGAGCCCTGGCAGTGTGGGATAGACCTGCAGCGTCATGCGAGTGCCCCGTTCCTGTAGCCTTCGCGCACAATGTCGAGGATGTCCTGCGCATGCGACTTCAGAGTGGAGCGCATGCCATTCCGGTCAAAGGCGTTCACCTGGCCGTTGTAGTGCAGGTTGAAGGTGTTGCTGCGAGAGTTAGAGCTCGAGTTATTCACGAGATTCTCGAAGTTCTGCGTCTGCGAAGGCGTCAGCACGCGCTCGCCGGCCTTGGCCAGAATCGGCACATGCATGCCGCCGCCGGCGGTGACGACGCCGCCCTCGTTGAAGCTCTCGAAGGCCAGCACCGCGCCGAAAGCCGCGGCGGCCGCCGCCGGCGCCAGGAATGGACCGACGACCGGAATCGCCGAAACCGCGCTGTAAGTGTTGGCCGCGGCCGTTTTCGCGTCGGCCATGATCTGCGACTTCTGCCCCTGCTTCTGCAGCAGCAGGCCAAGGAGATACTGCTCGGCCATTTTCAACACGTTCCGCGCGAACGTCTCGACGATGCCGTTCCAGACTTGCGTCAACTGCCGCGCCAGGTTCTTGTGCCCTTCGAGCATGGCGAGCAGCACGCGATTCATCTGCTGCGTCATGCCGTTCCACAGCTTCTCCCAGGCCTGCTGGCTTTGCTGCGCCGCCTGCTGGTTCAGCTGGACGATCTGCCGGTTGTGCTCGCGCGTGAGCTCGACTTCGCGATTCAGGTCCGCTTGATAGCGATCGGTGTCCTGCAGGTCCGCGAGCTCTTTCGCCGAGAGTGCCTGCATCTCGGCCTGGTATTCCTGGTTCGCCGCGTCCTTCAAGACGGCGATGCGCTGTTGAGCGGTGAGCTGGCCCATGCGCACCTCAAAGGCCGAGTCCTGCTCGAGATCCTTGTACTTCTCCTGCGCCATCCGGATCTCTTCGTCGCGCGCCGAGCGATATGCGGCCAGCGTGCGCCGCGCCGCGTCCTCGGCGTCCCGAACCTGCTGCTCATTGGCGGCCTTGAAGGCCTCGACGGCCTCCTCGATGTTGTCGCCGCCCTCGGTGGGAATCTTGATGGCCTTCTTTTTGGCCGCCTCTGCCTCGAGCGGCGCCAGCTTGGCCAGGATCTCCCGATAGTCTTGCGAGCCCTTCTGCGCCACTGCGAGCTTGGCTTGCCAGAACCGGATCTCGTAATCGACGCCGATCTCGAGGCCGCGCTGGCCGGCTTCAACCCTGATGGCGTTGAGCTCTGCCTCGTCGCGTTGGACCGCCGTCACTTTGGTCTTCGGAATCGTGAACGAGCCGTCGGCCCCTGGCACCTCCTCCGGACCGCCCTCGCTGGCGTTCCAGTGGATCTTGCCGGCGTCGTCGGCGACGACCTTGAAGTTGGCGCGGATCTCGTTCAGGCCTGCCTTCCAAACGTCGACGAACTGGTCCTTGGCGGCCTTGGCGTCGGTGACCAGGTTGACCCAATCGCCCCGAATGGCGTCGAGCACCAGTGTGCCGAGCGATTTGAGGCCGCTGCCAAGCGCCACAACGGCCGTTGCTGCGGCTTCTGCGACCGAGATGATACTTGCCGCCGCCGCTTCGAACGCCACCGCGACAGAGCGAATCACCGGATCAGCGTGCTCGATCACCGGCATAAGCACGGACCGGAACTCGGCACTGAGGCGCGCCGTGTCCTGCGTCCAACGCCTGGCGGCCGCTGCCGTCTGGTCGGTGATCCCCGTCAGATCGGCGGCGCGCTTCATGTTGGCCTCGAGCTGCTCGCCCTGTTCCTTGAGAACCGGAATGAGCGCGACCCCGCCCTTGCCGAACAGCGTGATGGCGGCGGCGGCCGACTGGCCCACGTCGGAGGTGCGGCGGAAGGCGCCCGCCACGGCGAGCAGCCGCTCTTCCGGACTCTGATCCTTTAGCTGCTGCCAGTGCAGGCCGATGTCGGCGAACGCCTGCTGGTAGCTCAGCGTGCCCTGCTCAGCCTCCACAAACGCACGATTGAGCCGGACCAGGCCGGTGGCGATCGGCTCAAACTCGCCGCCCATCTCCTTGACCATCTGCTGCAGGCCGGCCAGGCTTTGCACGCTCAGTCCGGTCTGCGTGTGCAGATGCTCGAGCTCGACGACGACCTTCGCAGTCTCGTCAAGGAGGTGTGCCGCAAAGCCGCCGGCGATGCCAATGCCCGTGAGCGCGCCGATGGCCGCAAAGCCGCCGCGCAGGCCGCCCTCGGCCAGGCCGCCAGCCTCAGCCGCCTCGACGGCCCGATCGCGGATCTGTTCCGAGAGCTCCGATACCTCGAGCGCGGCCTTCTGGAAGGCGCGCACGATCACGTTCTGCGAGAGCGCTTCTTCTTCAGCCGCTTCGGCCACAGCTGCAGCTTCGGCCTTCTTCGCAGCTGCCACCTCCGCAGACGCGGCCGCCACCTTCTGCTGCACGGCCGCAAGCAGCGAGGAAGACTGCGCGGCGTCGACATTCGCGTCGCGCGCGATAGTCATGGCGCGGCGCAGATCGGCCATCGCCGCCACCTGCGTTTTTGTCGCCTCGGCCACACGCAGCGACTCGGCCGAGACGCTCTGCGCAGCCTGCTTGACGTCGTCGCTGAGACCACGCACGGCCGCCTTGGTCTTCGCGCTGGCCTCCTGAAAGGAGATCGCGATGCCATTCGCCGCCGTCTTGGTGATCTCCTGGACATTGGCCATGCCCTGGTTGATCGCCCCGA